GTGTAATGATTTAAATTCTTTATAATCCTCAGCTGTTATAAATTTATCCTCGTATTTAAATCCACATTGGTCTTGTAATCCACCTGTAACATTTACAATAATCGGTGTTCCAGCTCGTAAAGACTCACAGGTTCCCAATCCAAATCCCTCATTGGAAGCCATATTGATTGTAACATCTGCCATATTGTACATTGCATTTAATTGATGTGGTTCTACTTTTCTATCACTAAAATAAACTTTATAACCTGGTGCCAATACATTAGCAACAACAGGTAAATCTGTACCATTTTGATCTCGTGGTTGGGTATGCATCAACAGAGCACACTTTTCAGCTTCATCTTTAGGTAACATATCACAGAATGTTTTAAATGCTAGTATAACATCACCTGGATTCTTACGGCGAATGTTTCTGTTATTATAAAATATAATAAATTCAACCTTGTCATCAGTAAGTTGTCTTTTCATTTCAGTTACGAGTTTATCATCGGACTCCAATGGTTTAAAAGCTTCATTGACACCATGTGGTAAATAAGTACAATCCCAATCTGTTCTTGGTTTCTTTTTTGCAACTTCATTTACAATTGCTAATGTTTGTTTTGATATGTTCATTATCAAATCACAGCTTTCATAAAAGAACTCATTGTAATGTGGAGCTGGCCAATCATCCCAAATATTATAATAAAATATAGGTATTTCTTGTCGTAGTTCATGTTCCATATCATACAACCAACCCCAAAATCTTGGATCTGTATAATGTAAGATAGCATCAGGTTTTTCTCTCTTCAATAATTCCCTAATCAATTCTTGACTACCATAACCATCTATCGGATAAATTGTTAAACTAGCATCTGCAATACCTGTATCCTTTCTGATTGCTTCATCCATATTAACTACCTTACCTTTTTCTGGATGTTTGATTGCACCACCTGCTTGTGCCCAATCATAATGATGAATTGTTCCCATAACAAATTCTTTTGACATCGTACCAACACCAGATGACATTCTTAGATCATCTGATAATAACAATATTTTCTTTTTAGCCATGTATAACCTCACTCTTCCCTTTACCAAAATACCTTTCCAATACACTTAACTTATCTTCAAGTTCTGCAATAATACCTAATTCTTTTTCTATAGTTTCGATATGATCTGAATGTTCAGCAACACCAACAGTATTGGATAGATGTAGCCTTACATTAGCTACGTGTTTTTCTATATTACCTTGTAGATAACTTCTCATAGCCTTGACTATAATCGATTTCATAATCTACTCCCACTTACCTTTAAATTTTTATATTCGTGTATCTGTGATTTAAAATTATTATCTAACAGATATAAATCCATTGATCTATTTACTAACTTTTGTAATGTAAACTCCTCAGATAATGCATTTAATTTAAACTTCTTATATAAGTCTTGTAATATTTTTACCGATGTTAATTTGTAATCCATATAAAACTCCTTAATATATACATATATAAGTATATACTAATTAATTATTTGTGTCATTTTTTTTTGTTTTTGAGCTTCCCCAATGGTGTGTTTAGTTCCTCTTGAATCAGAACCATCTGGTATGAAACCAATTACCATATGACAATACTCAGCTATTTGTTTATTTCTCTTAAAGTAATTACTAATATAATATGGTTTATTATAATGTTTAGCAGATAACTTACAATGCATATTATGTCTGTAATGTGACGGTGGAAATTCTACATAATCCATATCAAATTCAAGAGCATATTTCTTTACAATTCCATCAGCTCCTTGAAGTTGACCACCACTAACAATCTGTACATCTTCTGATTTTTGTTTTATATCAAATAACGTATCTTTTATTTTTTTCTTATCGGTGTACTCCCTACTACCAATCATTCCAATTTTAATCTTCGTAGTCATTCCTTTTTTGTCTTTTATTAGGTTTATTGGAAGTAATAAATTTTACACAGTTATAAAGTTCATCCAGCCCCTTTTTTATATATTTTGGTTCAGAGTATGTATAACAGAATCTATATTTTTCTTTAGGAGCATCATGTGGTATTACATCAAAAAATATAAATTCGTCTGAATGTAATTCTGAACTATTTCTAATCATAGTTTTGAAACTTAAAAGATTTTGATATCTATTAAGGAATTGATTGACATCTGTAGGACTCACTTCATCATTTTCATACCACAGATGTAACATTATGGTTGCTCTCCAATCCTCATGAGTTTTATTAATTATTTTCATTATACTCTCTTCTTTATCAGTATTGATAAAATCTGAAAGTTTTAGTCTTACTGTAATTTTAGATAACATTATTTAACTCCTGAATCGCAGTGTTCGGTTTGATTGAATACACACCATTTACAATTTTTTCTTGATGGTCGTTTAATATAAGTATGTTCTAAGTTGTATTCACCATCAATAAAAGATTCTTTAATAAACTGATTTAAATTATTATTAACCTTGTTAACTGATGGCTTACCACTAGCTGGTGAGAAAGTTTGTATTCTTCTCTGTGGAAAATCTAATTTTTCATACAGTTTACGTTTTACAATAAAGTACTCTACATCTATCCTATCTAATGGAATATTATTCTCAGCACCATAAAATTGTTTGTACAATAATAATTGATCTGTTTTATTCTTATCAGCCTTTTGATATTTATTCCACCCCATTGTTGAAGTCTTAATATCTATAATTCTGTATCTATCTCTAACAGTATCGTGTAGAACTACATCCATATACCCTATAAATTTAATTCCATCTGGTAACTCATAGTTTATAGGAACTTCTATACCAACCAACTCACAACTTTTTTTACTGAAATACATAGCTCGCTTCTTCTTAAACCAATCCAAGATTAATAAACCATGTTGGTAAAATTCTTCCATCTCTTTTTGTTTACAGAACTCTTCACCGCCATTTTTTTCCATTATAGTAGTATAATTATGTTTCATACGATGTAGTAACATATCATCCAAAGGAAGAGCATCAGCCATCTTTATGGTGTCACTATACATTACTGTAAGATATGTCTGTAACACCTCATGCATTGAAGTACCAAACATAGTATGAATACTATCTGTAAACTGTCTTTTTTTATCAATGTAATTTAACTTCCATTTATGAGGACATGCATCCCATTGACTATACTGACTATAACTTATTCTTTTCATTAATCCATCCACCTTCCGTGTTTTATTAGATGCCAGAATCTATGTTTGAACATCTCCCAAACCAAACCAAATAATGAGTCTGATTCATAGTAACCCACTTTACAATCATATCTGTACATTACCTTCCCCACTTACCATTCTTTACGATTGTAGCCATAATACCATAGTTACTCACATCAAGATAAGCATCTTCCATTGGTTCATCTACAGCTGATTCTCTTTTACTCATCAACATATTTTTAAGTCTCTGTATCTTATCATTCATACGAAACCATAAACCAGTAAGAGATAAATGTACTTCATCATCAGTTTGTAATGTCGTACCAACTGATATATTGCCAGGGCCGTAATCATGTTGTTTATGTAGAAACAATTCATATTGTTCTCGTTGAATCTTTTTAAACTCTTTAGTCATCTCTGGCCATTCTTTTTCCATTTGAGATACAATATCATCAGTTGATGGGTTTGAGTGTGGTGTATCTTTTATAACCTTCATATACTTCTCCTAATTCATACTTGAATATACAACATTTTTTGCATATAAGTCAAGGCTTTTTTTATAAATTTCCTGCAGGTGTACTACCCACCACATGCAGTCCAGCTTGTTTTAGTTTCTTCTCCTCAACACCCCACTTACGACATATTTCTCCTAACTCGAGCATACCACCCTCTGTTAGAAACCACATATCAATCATCTCTACTGCTTGTTTTTTACTACATTGTTCATTGTTAACTATAATATTAACCATCCAATTTGGATAACTCATCTCATTCTTCCCCTTTGTATATTTTAACCACTGCCTAGTCTTTGGTAAAATATTCGTGTATAATTTATATAACTCTTTTGGTTGTAAGTTATATTTTTGTAATTCATTTACTAATTCAATCCAATCTGGTTTCATGGATAAAAATCTATTGACCATATAATTAGACCAGGATTTCTTATCTTCTTTTGATATTTCATCCCAATAATTAGGGTTTTGAACCTTTGTTATTTGATTTATATGGTCAAACAGACTTTTTTTCTTAATTGGTTTCATGTTTATTTTACAATACCCAATATTCTTGATTGTTTCACAACCTTAACTTCAAACACATAAGGACTATCTTTTAAGTATTCAGTTATTCTTGCCTCTGCTACACTAACTGCATCACATTCAACCAGATAATATTTTCTTACTCGTTTCTCTTTCACACCATTTTTTGTTTGTATTTCTTCAACAAACATGACTTGAACTTCGTAATACATTTTTACTCCTATTTTATTATTGCTAGTAATTCTATTAACATAGCCATAGCATTGATCTCTTTATCAACCACCTGACCATCTGATAACATATATCTTGCTACCACGAGTATACATTCAGCTACATGACCTTTACCATAACCATCTACCTCATCATATAGTAATCTAAATAAATCAGCATAGTCTGTAATCTTATTATCTAAAAGTAATTGTCTTATACTCTTGAATGCATCTTTTTTGTTCTGTGTTTCTAATATTTTCAACAACTTTAATTTATAATCATTTTGAATTATACTAGTTGTATCTAATTTAAGTTTACCCTTGAACACATTTCTTTGAGCTGAGTTTATAATTCTACGAATATCAGGATAACCACTATCGATTAATACTTTTAAATCATCCATCTCAGAAGTTATGTTTTCACTCAAAAGAATACTATGAATGTGTTTTGCAACATCACCCTTTGATGGTGGAATAATCTGAAATGATTGACAACGACTTTGAATTGGATCAATAATTCTTTCTACAAAGTTACAGGTTAAGATGAACCTACAATGTTTACTGAATGTCTCCATTACGTTACGAAGAGCTGCTTGAGCATTAGGAGAAATATAATCACACTCATCTAATATGATTATCTTCATGTCCTTAAAACCTATGGTGGATGCAAAGTTTTTAATTTTAACTCTAACCCCATCAACACCAGTTTCATCTGAAGCATTTATGTACATGGAATCACACTCTATGTTTTTAACAAGTAACTTAGCCAATGTGGTTTTACCTGTACCAGCTTTACCAAACAATAATAGATGTGGTAAGTCACCACTTTCCAAGTAAGCTTCTACTTTACCTTTTAAATGTTCGTTTCCAATGTAAGTATCTAATGTTGTAGGGCGATACTTTTCTACCCATAATGTATGTTTATTTGTTTTCATTTGTTGTTAACCTATACCAATTTGGTTTTTGACTAATTCGTTCTTCTATTCTTTTTCTTACTAT